GATTACGGCAACAGTACACACCTAGGTAAAAACGGATTTCATCCATACATGGCTATTTGGAGTCAACATCCAGATCGTGATGAAAAATGGGCTAACGAAGAACGCAGTCGTGTTGGAATAGAACGCTTTGAACGTGAACACGAATGTAAATTCTTGATCTTTGACGAAACTTTAATTAACAGTATTTGTCTTGCAGGATTAGAAGGAACCGAGCCCATAATGAAGATGGGACAAGCACGTTGGTACAAAAAGATTAATCCCAAGTACACATACATTGTAAGTTTAGATCCTAGCTTAGGTACAGGTGGTGATTATGCAGCCATACAAGTCATAGAGTTGCCTAGTATGGATCAGGTAGCTGAGTGGCATCACAACATGACTCCTGTACAAAGCCAAGTACGCATCATGCGTGATATGTTGACGCATATTCAAGATAGGTTTGTTAAATCAGGTGTTACACCTAGCATCTACTACAGTGTGGAAAATAATACACTGGGCGAAAGTGCTCTAGTTGCTATAGATGCACTTGGTGAGGAATCATTCCCAGGACTATTTTTAAGTGAACCAGTCAAACGCGGGCATGTACGTAGATTCCGTAAAGGCTTTAATACAACACACCTGGCTAAAATATCAGCTTGTGCTCAACTTAAAAAATTAGTTGAAACAAGAAAAATGAAAATTTTTAGTAAAGCCTTAATTAGTGAACTTAAAACATATGTAAGTGAAGGTGTTACTTTTAAGGCCAAAGTTGGCCAGCACGATGACTTGGTAGCCAGTTTATTACTGAACATTCGAATGATTATGGCCCTGCAAGAATGGGATCCAGCAGTCTACGATAAGATGCGAGATCAAGAGGGTCTAGACGAATATGATCTGCCCATGCCCATTTACATTAGCACGTACTAAATATAGATATGAAACCTATCCAAATTATTAGCCAAGATTTATTCGAAAAAGTACGCAGTCGTTTCCAGAATTTAGAAATGGGAGACGAAACTGGTGCAGTTACCATTGATCCATCAGAAGCAGTTTTCTTTGATTTTGATTTTATCATTGAGGGCAATAATTTAGGAAGAGTAAGTATTAGTTTAGGTGATTTAGGTTGCCTAAAAGTGTATTATAGCCAAGGCATCACAGAAAATCACGACGATCCAATTAAACACGAATGGTTTAAGTTTTTAAAAGAAATGAGATTCTTTGCAATGCGTAGACTACTACGTTTTGACACACGTGATATTGCCAAGACAAATCTTGACAAAAAAGATTTTCAACATTTGGCCCAAACACAAGGCCCTAAGGAAGAACCAGAAATGACAACAATGAATGAATCACGTTGGAACAATAAGAGCAGTAAGAAAACAAGTCGTGCCACATCTGGTAAGACAGAAGTTATTATCCGTCACAAGAATGATTTCCAAGAAACATACGCAGGTGCTCGTAGCCAACCTAAACATATTAAATCAATTTTTATTCAAAACTCAGACGGCGAACGATTTAAATATCCATTCATCCATACAGCAGGCGCGTTCGCAATGGCACAACACGTGGATCACGGCGGAGTGCCGCACGATCCAGCAGGCAAAGCAATTATTAAAATGAGTGAGCAAATTGCTCAATTAGGTGAATTTCAACGTAAAGTTAGAACCGCTACTCTGCATGATGATGCAACAGGTATATCAGAAAGAGCCATAGGACGTTTAAACGAATTAAAAGCACAGGTAGCGGCATTAGGCAAAAGACATCACTATGAAAATTGGATCAACGAATTCCATGGTGGCATTGACGACGATGATACAGTACTTGATGATGTCACAATGGAACAGTATAAACAAAAATTTACACAAACAAGTTTCCAAGAAGAATTAACACAATATTTTCCATTGATTCACAAAATCATGAGCGAAGCTGATACAGTTGAACTTGAAGATTTTGTAGGTGAATCAGAACAAGAAACAGATGAAGTATTTGATATTGGCATGGGTCAAGCAAGTCATGGACGCAATGGTCCAGAGGACGAGTTTGAAGATTGGGCCGATGCTACTGAGGGTGGTGAACTAACTCCAGATCAAATTGAAACATTAAAACAAGCATTAAGTCAATTACCAGATGGCAAATTACAGTTAGGCAATGAAGGGCAAACAGCAATTGAATTTTTTGCAGACTTAGTAGAACTACATCCAGACTTGGCAGAAAAATTTAAAGAACAAAGTGGCATTAATCCAGAAGCAGATCCTATTACAGATGTACTAACTCCATGGGCAGAAGAAAATTATCCTAACTTAGTAACAGCACTGGGATTGACTAATAATACTCAACCACAGCAACCTGCTCCAGAACAACCAGTAGCAGAAGGTCCAGAATTTGGTGCTTACTATGCTGAACAATTAGCACAAAAAGTATTTGATGAAAATCCTAACTTGCCAACTAATGGCCGCGGGGACGAGTACTTTGATGCGGCTTGGCCACATATGGTAGCAGATTTGGGCAAAAAAGCCGCAAGTTATAAGTTAAACTATGACGAAGATTTTCCAAGCGATACAATTAGTGCGTATTCTTGGTTACAGAAAAATCATGGAGGCCAACCAACTGCTGAAAATGAAGAAGCAGGTGGCATGCCTAACAAAACAATGCCAACACGTGAAGCAGTTGTTAAGGAAGTGGCCAAATTAGTTAAGAGTCGTTTTAACGAATCTAATCCAGAAGTTGGTCCTTTTAACGGCGCTCCAAATATTGCTTTGGACGTTAAAAAGAAGTGTGCTGAAATGTTTGGCGATGAAGTTGGTGACCAAGCAGAACAGTTGGCATTAGAGTTCATGGAAAAATTAAGCAAGCGTTGGGAAGAAAAACATGGCGCAATTGAAGATGATGGGTTGGCACGTTTAAAAGAATTGTTAAACAATGTTAAGGCAAAAGTTGAAGGTATCGGCGATGTTACACAAGATGGCCACGCTCCAGGCAATAATATCATGGGCGCAGAAGAAGGCATTGGCAGTAAAATACTCGGTGGCGCGGCAATTATTGCGGCACTTTGGGGTGTTAACAATCACATGGCTAATCAGGCATATGAAGCAAGTCCACAATTACAAAAACTAACTCAATTTTATCAACAAGCAGAGGCACACCACGATGTTGCTAAAATGAAAGAATTAGAACGCAGAATCGAAGATCACAAGGCTCGTTTAGACTTGGGTTATGGTGATGTTATGGGCAAAGATGGCAAACCAAAAGAAATTGTTCCAGAAATGGCCGATATTTTGAAGCTTTCAGGATTGGCAAAATAATACCAATTTTAGCAGCCATTTAGGTTGCGGAGATAAATAAAAGTGCGTATAGTTAACTGTATGCACTTTTTCTTTTTTAGTCAGTTGGCTTTAAAAGAATGGCACATAAAATCATTTATTAAGGAAAAACATTATGGCAACTTTAGCAGAAATCCGCGCAAAACTTCAAGCAAGTTCACAACAACAAGGCTCCGGCGGCGGCGGAGACAACGCAATTTTCGCACATTGGAATATTGCAGAAGGACAAACAGCAACAGTCAGATTCCTTCCTGACGCAGACCCCAACAACACTTTTTTCTGGATTGAACGTAACATGATTAAGTTACCGTTTGCCGGTGTCAAAGGTGATACAAATAGCAAACCAGTTACTGTGCAAGTTCCTTGCATGGAAATGTATGGTGAGGCTTGCCCAATTCTACAAGAAGTCCGTCCTTGGTTTAAGGACAAGAGCTTGGAAGAAATGGGTCGTAAGTACTGGAAAAAGAAGTCTTACTTGTTCCAAGGTTTTGTAGTTGACAGCAAACTACAAGAAGATAAGACACCAGAAAATCCAATCCGTCGCTTCATCATGAGTAGCCAAATTTTTAACATTGTTAAGAATGCTTTGATGGATAGTGAAATTGAAGAATTGCCAACTGACTATGTTCGTGGCTTGGATTTCAAGATTGCTAAGACAAGCAAAGGTGGTTATGCAGATTACACAACTTCTAATTGGAGCCGTCGTGAACGTGCCCTAAGCGAAGCTGAAAATGATGCAATTGCCAAGCATGGTTTGTTTGATTTGAAGAGCTTCTTGCCTAAGAAGCCAACTGATGTTGAACTCAAAGTTATCAAGGAAATGTTCGAAGCGTCAGTAGACGGTGAAGCATTTGACATGGATCGTTGGGGTCAATATTTTCGTCCAGACGGAATGCGTGGTGGTAACCAAGGTAACAATAACGCCGCTCCAACACCTGCTCCAGTGGCACGTCAGGCAGCTCCTGCTCCAGTAGTAGCAGAAGATGATGAGACTCCACCATGGGATGATGCTCCTACAGCAACAGCCGCTCCAACTCCATCCGCACCAAGTGCAGGTGGTGAAGCAAGTAGCCGTGCAAGCGACATCATTGCAATGATTCGTAAACGTCAACAACAATAATTAGGAGATAGACATGTCAAAGAGCTTTGATATTTCAAAGTTCCGTAAGTCTATCACTAAGAGTATTGATGGCTTAGGAATTGGTTTCAATGACCCAACTGATTGGGTCTCTACAGGCAACTACGCCCTAAACTATCTTATCTCAGGGGACTTCTTTAAGGGAGTTCCCCTTGGTAAGGTAACAGTATTTGCTGGTGAAAGTGGTGCAGGTAAATCATATATTTGCTCAGGCAATTTGATTCGTCACGCACAAGAACAAGGTATTTTTGTTGTACTTGTTGACAGTGAAAATGCGCTTGACGAGCAATGGTTGAAAGACCTTGGTGTTGATACAAGCGAAGAAAAACTTCTAAAACTAAACATGGCTATGATTGATGATGTGGCTAAAACCATTTCAGAATTCATGAAAGAATACAAAGCAATGCCCGAAGACGAACGTCCAAAGGTTATGTTTGTAGTCGATAGTTTGGGTATGTTGTTGACTCCAACCGACGTTAACCAGTTTGAAGCAGGCGAAATGAAAGGTGATATGGGTCGTAAACCTAAAGCACTTACAAGTCTTGTTCGTAACTGCGTTAATATGTTTGGGAGTTACAATGTTGGAATGGTTTGTACAAATCACACATACGCTTCGCAAGATATGTTCGATCCAGACGATAAAATCTCTGGAGGACAAGGCTTCATTTATGCATCTTCTATCGTGGTTGCCATGAAGAAGTTGAAATTGAAAGAAGATGAAGATGGTAACAAGGTTAGTGATGTACTAGGTATCCGTAGTGCCTGTAAAATCATGAAAACTCGTTATGCAAAACCTTTTGAATCAGTTCAGGTTCAAATTCCTTACAGTACTGGTATGAAGCCCACAAGTGGCCTGGTTGATATGTTTGAAAAGATGGGCGTATTGACAAAGTCAGGAAATAAGCTACAATATGTAAGTAAGAAAACAGGTGAAATCTCTGCGTTCTTCCGTAAAGGTTGGACTGAAGATAAGTTGATGACTATCATGCAGGAGTGGGATGAGTCAACAGTAAATGCACCTGTCGTAACTGAAGAAGAAACTGAGGAATAAATGGAAGAAGATAGCATTATCGAAATTTGGGACATTTTTAAGGAATATATTTCCGATAAAAACAAAGAAACTGCGGCTAATCATTTTATTGATTTTTTAATTGGTAAAGATGTTAAGACCAGTTTCTTAGAATCCATTACCGGATTCGATCCATACCTCGACGAAGCCATCAAACTTGTCTTAGATGACGAAGAAGTGGATGACGACGAGGACGAAGACAACTATGGTTATGAAGACGAGGAATATTGATGACATGGTATGCTAAAGTCACTAAAGACCTAGCACACCTTCCAGATTGTTTAGATCATTTTTATAACGAGTTAGAGCAAGCAAGAGCAGAAGTTAAAATCTACGGTAGTGTAGAAAAGGCTTCTGCTCTTTTGCCCGGTATAGTTGAACATCGCTTTAATCAGCTTCAAGAAATTGAAGCAATTCTCGAATCACTTAATATTGATTTGCGTAAAATAAGATCTAAACTGTTTAGAAAATATTTAGAAAACTATCAACGTGCATTGAGTGCGAAAGAAGTTGAAAAATATGTAGAAGGTGAAGCTGAAGTAGTTGATATGGAAAAAATTATCAACGAATTCGCTATGTTGCGAAATCAATGGTTAGGTATTGTTAAAGGCCTAGACATTAAACAGTGGCAGTTGAGTAATATTATTAAATTACGAGCCGCAGGGCTTGAAGATATTTCACTTTGAGTGTAATTATGCATATAGAAGATTTGATCATTCAATTATCAAGAATTAGAGGCATCAATTCTGCTGACATGTCAATCATTGACAGTTTTTCTGACCAATTTTACCAAGGCACGGGCCTTACTGAAAAACAAAGTCAACTGTCCTTAAGAATTCTTAACCGATATTTTCAACTTCTATCAGACAAACTAAAAATTGACGTATCACCACACCTAACGACCCCAAAATTCCGGTTGCCACTCAGAAAAAGTGTGATCGACCATACCATTAAAATCTTAGACGGCTCAAAAATTGAAGTTAGGTTTGCATACAATGAAACACTTGTCAATGCCATTAGAAAATTTAAAACTGAAAGTGACCAATCTTCACAAATTATGTGGGATAGACCTACTACATCATGGATTTTCAACCTAAGTGAACGAAATATCAAATTTTTAATGAATTTAGCAACGCAAGTGAATTTTACATTTGATGATGAATTTCAAAAATACGTAGACAGTGTTGAGGATGTTGTTAACAACATGGAAAAATATGCACCTATGTTAGTTATAGACAACAGAGACCTAAAAATTGCAAATTCTCCAAAAAATATGCCAGAAATTGACACCGACGATATCTTGGAAGCAATCTTCCAAGCACGTACCATGGGCGTGACTTTGTGGGACAACTATATAAATGAATATTTAGATGTTGGTCCAATCAATGGCACCTTGAAAAAATTCTTAACTTCAAATGTCACTGATGAGTTCAAACTTGCCCCCACAGAAAGTGATATTTTTGCCCTAAAACAAATCGTAAAATACAGTGGCCCAACACTAGTGATTATTCCAGGTGGTTCTGAATTAGAAAAAATTCAAACTATATATGACATTTTAAAGGGTAGTGGTACTGAAGATAAAAACATGTCAGTTTTGTTCAGATTACCTAATGAAACCGGTAAAAAATTCAACGATTTTGTTAAAAATCAGGGCATAAAT